AAATTCGCTTTGGGCAACGCTATCCAAAGGAGGCCGCGCTTCCATCGGGCAAAAAATGGTTCTCGATCAACTTCAGCCAGCAGAAAAAGACGCTGTGCTGAAGATACTCAGTACCAAGGGGGTTGATGTTTCTGAGCTAGGACAACCACTGACTACTGCACAAACTCTTGGTCAGGCCCGCATTGGGCAGCAAGTAAAGGCTCCCGCAGGGGCGCGAGTTGCCGCACTTGAGAGTGAAATTTCCAAGATGCCTGGTGGAGAAAATCTGAATGCGATTGCTGCTGCACAGCAAGGGGCTTCCCGTGAAATGATGGGAACGCTATCTGGAGGAAGGAATGCTCCGATTGATCCGCTGATTGGTATGTCTGCTGATGATATAGCACTAGCGAAAGTTAAAGCAGCAAGAACAGCTACAGCACAGAAACTATACCCGCAAGGCGAAGTTTCTGGCGACCGTGCGCTTAACGAAATCATGGATCGTCCCGCTGTCACTCGCGCTCTTGGAATCGAAGAACGAAGCGCAGGGAATGTTCCAAGGGCCACGCAGATTGGCAAGGATGCTCCTGCAAAGACGGTGTATCAAGGTGTTTTCACTGATTGGCAGCAGACCCCGTACAAAGAGGACATGCCTGAACAGTTCGCTAAATACTCCATCAAGTCATTGCAGAATCAGTACCGATTGATGGAAAAGGAAGTCAACCGCCTGATGAAGTCTCCGGCATCTACGGACGAGACTCTAGGTTACGAACTACGAGAAGCGAAGAATGCGCTAGGCGCATGGCTGTCAGAGAAATCGCCTGAATGGGCGCAGGCAAACCGTATCTTTGCATTCCAGTCTGTTCCGGCGAATCAGATGAAAGTTGGAACCGCGCTGTCGCAGAAGATGGAGCAATCGCCAGAAGCCTTCTTGAAGGCGACTGAGGCTATTCCTGCTCAAGAGAGGTTGATCCGTCAGGCAACTGGAAGGCCGAACCAGCAATTGTCTGATATGTTTAATCTTGGACAGATGAGCAAGATTTCTGGGCTTCGTAATGCTTCACAGATTACTGGAGAAGTTCAGGAATTGCAGAAGTTGGCAAAAGCTAATCTCGGAGATGAACGGGCATTCCAACTGCCAAACTTGCTTAATGTTTGGGTTGCTGTGGCTAACAAACTTGCGCGAGAAACCGCAAAATCAACGGTTGATGATGTGACAAGAGAAGCCGCTAAAGTATTGGCTGACCCGGCTTTGTTGAGAGAATTGCTTTCAAAAGATGCGGCAAGACGTGCTGCTATTGCAAGGCCAATGTCTACAGCTAGGATGGCCCCGATTGTTGGTGGAGCAAGTAACATTCAAGGAATGATGTCAGGAGCAAACCAATAATGGCAACGTATTTGGAATGTGTTAACGAAGTCCTCTCCCGCCTACGCGAATCCAGCGTAGCCAGCGTTACGACCAGTGCCTACTCAACGCTGATTGGCCGTTACGTCAACGATTCCCGCAGACAAGTGGAAGACGCATGGAATTGGGACTGCCTCTCCACAACCATCACCATTCCAACGGTAGCCGGAACTAGCACCTACACAGTTACCGGATCAGGCATTCGTCAGCGGGATATCACGGTCAACGACACGACCAACAAGCTCACGCTTCGCAATGTCCCGATTCAGTGGATCCTCGATCAGCAGCAGTTAAGCACGGTCACGACGGGCCTCCCCTGCTACTACGCATGGAGCGGCACGGACGGTACGGACAGCAAGGTTGAACTCTACCCGACGCCTGCTGGCATCTTCTCGCTCAAGTTCAACCTGACCGTACCGCAGGCAATACTGTCGGCAGACGCCACAGTTATCACCGTACCCTCTGAGCCGGTCATAGCAGGCGCATACGCTCGTGCATTGGTTGAGAGGGGTGAAGATGGCGGATTGACTTCCGGGGAGGCTTACGGGCTTTACAAGTCGGTTTTGAGCGATTACATCTCTCTAGAAAAAGAGCGTTTCATGGAATACGATACGTTCGGGGCGGTTTGATGGCTGATAACATCACGCCGTTTTCGATCTCAGCGCCGGGTTTCAACGGGCTGAACCTGTCGGATTCGCCTGTCGATCTTCCGGCAAGTTTCGCGCTGGAAGCGAATAACTGCGTGATTGACAAGTCAGGGCGCGTTGCTTCCCGCAAGGGCTGGACACGGGCAAGCACGGCAAACACCGATTTGTCCACGAGCAATATCACCTGCATCGGCGAACTAATCCAAAATGACGGCACAGCAACAACCCTGTGCGCTGGTGGCGGGTTCCTGTTCAAGTTGAGCGGAACGACGCTAGTCACGCTTACCTATGGCGGCAGTGGGGCAGCGCCTACAATCAACGCAAACAACTGGAAATTCTGCCAATTGAACGGCGTGGCGATGTTCTGGCAGCGTGGGTACGACCCGCTGATTTACGACCCTGTTGTATCGACTACGACTTTCCGTAGGCTGAACGAGAAAGCAGGAACGGCTGGAATGGTGTATCAGTGCAACGAGGCGATTAGCGCCTATGGCCGTGTATGGGCTGCGGATACTTCGACGGACAAGCAAACAGTTGTGTTCAGCGACTTACTATCCCCCCACGTCTGGACGGGCGGAACGTCAGGCTCGTTGAACGTAGGTCAGGTATGGCCGTCCGGTGGCGATGAGATTGTGGCTCTCGCAGCGCACAACAATTTCCTGTTCATCATGGGTCGGTTCCAAATCCTGATCTATTCAGGCGCTGGGACACCTTCAACAATGACCTTGCAGGACTCGATTGTCGGTGTCGGTTGCATCGCCAGGGACTCGGTGCAGAACGCCGGGGAAGATATTGTGTTTCTGTCGGACAGCGGCGTTCGTTCGTTGTTGAGGACTATTCAGGAAAAATCCGCGCCTATCCGCAAACTAAGCCAAAACGTGCATGTTGATCTGATGAGCGCTGTTGATCTTGAGAATACAGCGAACATCAAGGCCGTCTATAGCGCAGCCAACAACTTTTATCTCCTGACGCTCCCCGCAACGGCGACTACCTATTGCTTCGACATGCGTTCGGTTCTTGAGAACGGAGCCGCGAGAACTTCAATGTGGTCGCTGGTAGCAAAGTCGTTCTATGAGACAAAAGACCGTGTGTTGTACATGGGGAACGCAGGGTATCTCGGCGACCACACCGGGTACTACGACGACGCTTCTGTATATCGGATGTCGTATTACACGACTTGGATTGACTTCGGAAATCCGATTCAAACTTCGATTCTGAAAAAGGTCTTGTGTACCCTGATCGGGCTGTCAAATCAGACCGTAGTATTCAAATGGGGTTATGACTACAATAGCGCACAGCACTCGCAGACTTCGATACTTTCCAGCCTGTCCAGTCCGGCTGAATATGGTACAGCCGAGTACGGTATTTCGGAGTATTCGGGGAATGTTTCGATTAACGTGATGTCGGTTCAGGGTAGCAGTTCAGGGCGCGTGTTGCAGTTTGGATTAGAAGCACAAGTAGGTGGGTATCAGATTGCAATTCAGCGGATTGACTTATTTACGAAGGACGGGGCTTACTTCGCATAAAAAGGATGTAACCTTTTCTTCGCGTCCAAGTATGCTTGATGTGCTTTTTCTGGAGAATCAAAGCTGCCTAAATGAGAAATAACGCCATGATGACAAATACGAGAAAACCAGTATTTACCTTTAACGCAGGAAACACCTGCGAGCTTGGCTTTGTTATCTCTATGGTGCGTCTTCGTGTTCTGCATATTTTCTGCCCTAGTCGCCTCCCTGAGATTGGACAACCTGTTGTCTGTTCTAACCCCATTGATATGGTCAATATCATTAGCGGGGAGATGCCCATGAACAAAATACCACGCAAGTCGATGCGCTCTATGGGCTACTCCATTCCCAACGGAGATGACCACATACCCAGAGTCGTTTATCCAGCCAAGCTTTTTGCCAAATCTCCTATTAGATTTGCTGATGAACTCACCAGATTCGGTGTCATAAGTAGCATGAAGCGATCCTATCGTTCCATAAAAAATCATATATCCTCCTGTTGTGGATATGGAATTGTACCACATTTTTACAAAAGGATAGCAGACTATGAGTGACTACATCAAAATCACGGACTACGCAGCAAAGGATGCGCTACTTACAGGCAATCCGGCAAAGCTAGTTAAGGGTACTGAGATTGGGGCTGATTTTGATGCTGTCGCCGTTGCGGTTGCTACCAAGCATGATGCGACAGATATTGGCGTAACCGTCCAGGCTTACGACGCCGACCTGACGACATGGGCTGGCATAACGCCGGGAACCGGAATCGCTACGGCACTCGCTGTGAATGTAGGGACTGCCGGTGCGCCTGTAATCAACGGCGGTGCGCTTGGTACGCCGTCCTCTGGCACCCTGACGAACTGCACCGGCACACCGGCAAGTTTGGGTCTGGCAAACGCGACCGGCCTCCCTGCTGCCGGCGTGACGGGAACGGCGCTGACTCTGGCAGGCGGCAACCTAACCGGCGTCCTCGGACTCACAGCAGGTACAGCCCTCCTCCCCGCTATCATCCCCACAGGCGATCCAAATACAGGCGTCTGGTTCCCTGCTGCGGATACTGTCGCAGTGAGTACAGGCGGCACCGAGAGGATGCGTATCGACTCCAACGGTAATGTGGGGATTGGTGTTACTCCCATCACTGCAACAACACTCTATCTCGGGCAGAACGTCACCGGAGCAACTACCGGTTATGGCATCAGGCACAACCAAACAATTCTGTCCGATGTCACCTCCAGTTTTATCGGTAATAGCAGTGGGTACAACACGCAAGGGGCCGCATTCACACTATCGAATCTCTATCATTTCAACGCCTCGCAGGGTACGTTTAATGGCCCTTCGATAGTAACCAATCAGTATGGATTCCAAGCGTCAGCAGGGCTAACCGGAGCCACCAACAACTACGGCTTCTATGGCAACATCGCCGCCGCTGCGGGCCGCTGGAACTTCTACGCAGCTGGGACTGCTGCGAATTACTTTGCTGGAGTTTGCCAGTTTGCTGACGGCACTGCATTGCTCCCGTCGATCACTAACATAAGCGACGAGAATACCGGAGTCTGGTTCCCTGCTGCCGATACCGTTGCAGTAAGTACAGGTGGCGCTGAACGGATGCGGATTGACTCTGCGGGTAGCGTGGGGATTGGTGGTACTGCCCCTACCGGAGTTAATCTATACAACGTCAAAAGCCTTAGTGGGGCAACTAGCGCATGGGGAACCTACACTCTTGCAAATGTGACTTCTGGAGTTACCGCCAACGCGCTTCTGTACGATGCAGCGGCAACTACCGAAGCAGCAGCATTTACACTAAGCAATCTGTTCTGCTACAGAGCAACGCAAGGCGCTTTTGGTGCGACTTCGGCTGTAACGAACCAATATGGTTTTCACGCTACGAGCAGTCTTATCGGAGCCACCAACAACTACGGCTTCTACGGCAACCTCGCGTCCGCAGCAAACCGCTACAACTTCTACGCTGCCGGTACTGCCGACAACGCCTACGCCGGAAACTCATCTTTCGGCCAAGTCGTTGCTCCTATCGCAGCAGTTGATACGACATCCTTTGCCACCAACCTTGTCACCAACACGGCAGCCAATTATACGGTGCTGACCTCAGACCACACGATTATCCAGACCACGGCAGGAAGCACCTATACCCTGCCTGCTGCCGCGTCTTTCACTGGTCGGAAGTTGCATCTGGTGACTCAGTTTGCGGGTACGGTTATCTCGGCATCGAGCAACGTCGTACCTCTCGCTGGTGGAGCAGCAGGAACAGCCATCCTCGCGGCTACAGCAGGGAAGTTTGCGACCTTGCAGAGCAACGGCACTAACTGGATCATCATCGCTTCTAACTAAGGATAAGCCATGAACACTTACGACTACAAAGTATACAACCTCGTCCGTGACGCTGATGGCATCGTCGTAACCGCAAACTTCACCATCACTGCCGGCGACGGCGTGGATAACTTCACGCACTCCTATAACTTCGGCTTCGCCAATAAGCCTCTGACGCCTACCGCCTTCGCCGATCTAACGGAAGCCAAGGTGATCGAGTGGATCAAGCGCGATGCCGGCGAGGCGAACCAGTTTGAAGCCTCTGCCGACGCAGAACTGGAAGCCTACAAACTACGCAAAGCGGCTCCTGTAATGTCTGCCGGAACTCCGTGGTGAACCGCACAAACTTTGAACACGCCGGCTATGCTCTGCTGATGCAGCTTATCATTGGCCTGCTGACAGGTAGTTGGTGGGCCGGTGCTGCATTTGGGTCGGCATTCTTTCTTGGGAGGGAACATGCACAAGCGCAACGTACGTATCAACTTGGCGAATTTGCTGCTTTCGATCTTAGGCGCTGGAGCCTTGATGCTCGTCTTGATCTTGCTTTCCCCGTTGTTGCTGTTTGTCTGGTGGCTTTTGCCGTCGGACGATGGGTGGCGGTATGAATAAGCGCCTGCGCCGTGACGACATGGGCTGGCGCGGTGACGTGGCGGCGTACCTTTGTGAGAACTGGCTGAATCCGTTCGATCCGGGGCATTGTTGATTTCGTAGCACAACGCATCTGCCGCACAGACGGCGGGAAGGAACGCATCATGGTAGAACCATTGAGCAAAGACGAATCAAAAGAAGTGATTAAGGAAGCTCTGCACGAATGGCTGGATGAGAAGTATGCGGCCTTTGGCAAGTGGTCGTTCCACGGGTTTATCGCTCTGCTGATTGCTGCTGGATGCTACTTTGTCCTCGCGGCTAATGGGTGGCATAAGTGATCATCGAACTCATCCGAGATGACGATCCTTCCCAGAAGCACAACTGGGGAAAGTTCTTTGTTGACCGACTGTTCTTCGGGGAAACCCTGGAGGACAAGGATCGTCACCTTGAAGCTGGAGGGGAGAAGGTTTATGGCGACACGGCTATACCTCGCGGGCGGTACAGAGTCACACTCTCCATGTCCCGTAGATTCGGGCGAAACATGCCAGAAATCCATGACGTTCCAGGCTTCACTGGCGTTCGCATTCACGGCGGGAACACTGAGCATGACACTCTTGGGTGTCCTCTTCTGGGCCAGACTCGTACTGCCACAGGGATCGCCAACTGCAAGGGAGTGAATGACAGACTGTACGTCACCTTGCTTGCCGCTGAACAACGCTGCGAAGAAGTATGGCTGGAAGTTTCGTGATATTGCAGGACATTTTGGAGTGGGAGCGGAAACTGGCGATAAGACGCTCGACAGTGCTATTTGTGACCCTCTGGATGACCTACAGAGCCTTTGAATGGGCGGCGGGATACGCGAACTCCACAAGCCTTACCAGTGGGCTTGAAGCTGCTGCAATCATTGCCGCCGTGACCGCTCCAATAACATATCTACAGACAGCAGTTTTCAAGGCGTACATTTCCGCGAAGGATGAAAGATGACTTTCTTGCTTGCAAACTGGAGGTGGGTTCTGATCGGCCTGCTGATCGCATCAACCGGCCTGTTCTATAAACTCTGGCGGGAGGATGTTCGTGCTTTCAATGCCTACAAGATTGAAGTTGCTGCGCTAGGTAAAGCGGCTGAGATGGAGAAGAAGTGGATCGAAACTGAACACGCGAAAGTTACCAAGGAGATCAAAGATGCTATTCCCAAAAAGATTGCTACTGCTCGTTCCAATGCTGTTGCTAACTACCTTGCCAGCCTGCCAGACAACTCCGGTAGCTGTAGAGTGTCCCGTGTTGCCAACAGTGCCAGCGGAGCTAATGGTTCCGGCGAAGAATCAATTCCTGCTAGTGGAGCCTTCATCCAAGACTGCGCCCAAGACGCCGCAACAGTAGGGTTGTGGCAATCCTGGGCGAGGGGAGTGGGCTTTCCGGTTAAGTAAGGCTCCGTATTGCCTCAGCGCAACCCTCAAGATTTTGTTTTACACAGACCTTCGCACACCGCTCCCTCTCCTGCTTGAGTCGTTCATCAAGCGCGGTTGAGTCGATGGGGAGGGCGAATGAAGCATCCGCGCATTCGCGTATTGCAGCCAACGCCTCCCGCAGCTTTGCTTCTCTGGCTTTGGATTTGATGAGGTCGCTTTGCCTTGCTGGAATCTCATTGATGTAGCTTAGTGCCTCATCCCGTTCCTTCGTCATGGCGGCGAGTTGCTCCCGTAATTCAGCTTCCACGCGCAGCATGCTGTTGAACATGTCGCTGTACGGTGTCAATTCCTCCCCCCGCTTACTCAGGGCTTCGATGGTGTCGGCGGCTTCAATCAAGCAACTAGCTAGTGGACTATTCTGGTACAAGTACATATGGCGCTCACGCAATCGCTGCACAAGATCATTCATCACATATCCCCCGTAGCGAATGCCGCTACACCAAAAGACAGCACAGCAACAACGAACGCCAGTAGCATCACACCGATAAACGGTACGTTCGGGTCAGCCTGAATAGCTGCGTACATGGTAATGCTCGACAGTGCAGAGAGTGTTCCAGTGATTGCTGCGTAACGTGTTGTCATGCTCATCACACCTCTCCTTCGTGTCGGGTCATGGTGTCGGGTAGGCGGTAGAACGGGTGGCCCTCAGGCAACTCCCCTGCCTTGCAAGTCGCCTTAATCTCCGCAATCAGCGCGGCGCGGGAGGCTTGCCATACTTCCCAACGAACCTCCATAGTGCTGATGTTCTCCTGCTCGCACCATTTCTCAAACGCTTCACGCGAGGTAGTCATTTCTGTTCTCCCATTGCTGCGTTATAAAGTTCAAGCCAAGCATGAGCACCATCTAGCGTGGTTACCTAAGGTCATCACTTTCCTCCTTGCGCGGCGGCGATCATGGCTCGCATGGCAGCGAATATCTTCTGCGTAGTGATAGGTGTATTCTTACCACCTTCGATGCCGTTCGCCTTATTGTAGATTTCCGTCAGTTGCTCGTCGGTTAACACCATGTCTTCGGGGATAGGTGCTGGGTGGAGGTAGAGCTTGGTTCCTACGGACGGAATTGTGCTATTCAAGGTAAATGCATAAAGCGTTTGTCCTTGCACAGAACCTACTTCCGCCACCGGCTCCGCATCCTTCATCCACTCCGCTTCCCATAGGGCTTGAAGGCGGGAGGCGAATTCAAGTTGAAAGGTTTCCCAATAAGAATGATTAAGAGACCCACCATTACGCGCAGCAATTGATTGTTCGTGATCTGTCCACGCTTCAACCTCATTCGCTATCCGCAGTACGTCGTCTTTGTTCATGTCGTTCTCCCTTGATTGTCGGTTCTTGGGCAGGCTTAATCGGTTCATACACTTGCATGGCGTGATGGGATATATCCCGTCTTTTAGGCGGTCCACTTAGCGTTCGGCCCCAAGAGGTCGTCTATCTCCATGCTCAGAGACGCACTTCCGCCCCGGTCTTCGTCCAGCAGCGCGCCGCATTCTCCGCGCACTAGCGCAGTCAATTCCGTGAGCGCCGAGCGCAACCGCACTATCTCGTTTTCCGTTTCGGACACAGCCGTCTTCAGGGCCGCGTATGTCACATTGCTGGCTCGGTCGTCCCAGCTTGCGTAAGCGACGGCATAGGCGCGCGCCAGCTCCATCACCGAATCCGTTGAGGGCATAACATTTACGTCATCTTTGTTCATCTCACCGCTCCTATCTTCCAAAGCTCCATCCAGACCTTGTCGGCCTCGCGTACATGGTTGTCCATCGAAGCCTCGTCGCCCATGTTGCCGGCGAGGTAGGCAAGAGTCATCTCGAATCCGTAGCGGAGGTTGAGCAGGAAGGAGTTCATTTTGTCCTCCTGATATGAAAGTGTATACCAGCGTCTGCCGTGTATTCACAGTCCGCGTCCTCACACCAGTGCTTGTATCCTGCCTCGCAGTCGTGGCCGATGTTCCCACAAGGTGCTAGGTCGCCAATCTCGCAAGCGCACTCCAAGCAACCAAGACCGTCGAAGCCCTCTTGCTTGAGGGCGAAGGCGACTAACTGGATGACGTTCATTTCTTGCTCTCCTTCACCGCCAGATATTTCCAGTACGCTCGGCCCTGAGTTCCCATGATGTAAGTGCATGTATCTGCCGTGCTACTCACTGGCTGCATCCCTAATACCTTGGCACAGACCTTGGGGGCTTGGGTCGCTCGTTCCTCACCCATCCACAGTCCCG